GAACTTGATGATGTTGAGGAAGTTGCCGATCCATCTACTTGGTTGAAAGCAAATCCGAATCTTGGTAAGACTGTCACCTATGATGTTTATCATTTGGATGTCGAAAGAGCTGAAAAAGCTCCCGCAGCAAGAAACGACATTCTAGCTAAGCGGTTCGGCATTCCTATGGAGGGATACACCTACTTCTTCACTTACGAAGAGACTCTTACACATCCAACTAGAGAGTTTTGGGAAATGCCGTGTGCTATGGGCGCTGACCTTTCGCAGGGCGACGACTTTTGTGCATTCACTTTCATGTTTCCTTTTAACAACTTCTCTTTTGGGATTAAAACTCGAAGTTATATTACTGATTTGACATTGATGAAGCTCCCTGGTGCTATGCGTCATAAGTATGAGGAGTTTATTAGAGAAGGAAGCCTTCATGTTCTAGAAGGAACTGTCCTGGACATGATGGAAGTCTATGATGATGTCGAATCTTTCGTCGACCAGGCTAGATATGATGTTCGATGTTTTGGTTTTGACCCTTATAATGCCAAAGAATTTGTTACTCGATGGGAAGCTGAAAATGGTCCTTATGGTCTTGAAAAAGTCATTCAAGGCGCAAGAACAGAATCGGTTCCTCTTGGTGAATTGAAAATTCTAGCAGAAGAAAGAAAACTTATCTTCGACCAATCACTTATGTCGTTCGCTATGGGCAATGCTGTTACTTTAGAAGATACTAATGGAAACCGTAAGCTTTTAAAGAAGCGTGCGGAAGAAAAAATCGATAATGTTTCCGCTATGATGGATGCATACGTTGCCTTTAAGGCGAACAAGGAGGCATTCGAGTGAATAAAATAGGAGGTGATTTATTTTGCCTGTTCTAGATCGAATGCGTAAAGCTTGGAATGCTTTCCGTACTACAGACAATCCGCCACCACCGTCTGAGCTTCAATATTCTACAAGCTCTTGGGGCGGTGGGTCTCCATCCAGGACTAGACTACAAATTTTTAGTGAACGATCAATCGTCTCCTCTATTTATACTCGAATTGCGATTGATGTCGCCGATCTTGTTATTCGGCATACGAAAGTAGATGATCAAAAACGTTATTTGGAAGATGTAGAGAGTGGTTTAAACTCATGTCTTACATTAGAACCAAATCTTGACCAAGGACCTAGAGCTTTTCGTCAAGATATTGCTATGACTTTGTTCGACAAAGGCGTTGCTGCGGTCGTTCCAGTTGATGCGTCAAGAAATCCGGAAACTAACGAAATTTTTGACATTTTTACAATGAGAGTTGCAGATGTCGTTACGTGGTATCCGAGACATGTCAAACTTAGTTGTTATAACGAAAACAAAGGTAAAAGAGAAGAGATTACATTAGCGAAACGCACTGTGGCCATTGTCGAAAATCCTCTTTATTCTGTTATGAACGAGCCGAACTCAACTCTTCAGAGATTGATTCGAAAACTTAGTATTCTAGACGCCATTGACGAACAATCTGGTTCTGGTCGGTTGGATATTATCATTCAACTTCCTTATGTTATCAAGTCTGAGGCTAGGCGTCAACAAGCAGAAGCACGGCGAGAAGATATTGAGTTTCAATTGAGAGGTAGCCAATACGGTATTGCTTATACTGATGGCGCTGAAAAGATTACTCAACTTAACCGTGCTAGTGAAAACAATCTCCTTAAGCAAATCGAATACCTCACTGCTTTGTTGTATAACCAGCTTGGTCTTACCGAAGAAGTAATGAATGGTACTGCCGATGAAAAGGCGATGCTTAATTACTACAACCGAACCATCGAGCCTGTTGCCGATGCGATTATTGAATCCATGCAAAGAGCGTTTCTTGGGCCTGTAAATACTCAAGCTAATCAGAAGATTAATTACTTCCGTGACCCATTCAAGCTTGTGCCTGTTAGTGAGATTGCTGAGATTGCTGATAAGTTTACTCGTAACGAAATTCTAACTTCCAATGAGGTTAGAAGTTTTATGGGGATTAAGCCATCTAGTGATCCAAAAGCTGACAAACTCATTAACAGCAATATGCCTACTTCGGAAACTGGAATTAAGATTCCGGAGATTACAACTTTAGAAAGGAACGGTCAAAATGGAAGCAGATTTCAGAGGGTGGGCGACCAAGGCGGGGATTAAGTGCTCCGATGGTCGAACCATCATGCCTAATGCTTTCCAGCATCAGGATAAGATGCAAGTCCCCCTTGTTTACCAGCATGGGCACAGTGACCCAGAGAATGTTCTAGGTCATGCGATTCTTGAGAATCGTGGTGAAGAAGGCGTTTACTGTTATGGGTTCTTTAATGAATCCGCCAAGGCGGCTCATTCAAGAATTCTTGTTGAGCACAAAGACATTAATCATCTTTCTATTTGGGCTAATCAGCTTGTTGAGCGTTCGGGTCGTGTCCTTCATGGCGCAATTCGAGAAGTTAGTCTCGTGTTGTCTGGAGCTAATCCTGGCGCACTTATCGAGAATGTTACTATTCGCCACGGCGATGGTGATGAAACTACTTTGGATGATGAAGTTATTATCTACACCGAAGACGAGCTTGAGCTTTCTGATGAAGAGGCTGAAGAGAAGGAAGAGAAGTCAGAAGAAAAAGAGCCTGAGCTTACTCATGCCGACGATGATGGTGAGACTATCAAAGACATTTATGACTCTATGAGTGAGAAGCAGAAGGAAGTCCTTCATTACATGGTCGGTCAGGCAATTGAGTCTGATGGTGGTGATCTAGAACAAGGTAATCTCGATGACGAGACTAACACTGACAAGGAAGGTAGCACGATGAGCCGAAATGTTTTCGAAAAGGATGAGACGGATACGACTCCTGTTCTTTCTCATTCTGATATGATTGATATTGTCGCCAGTGCCGAGAAGAGTAAGGGCACCCTCAAGGAAGCTGTTGAGGAATACGCTCTTGCTCATGGCATCAACGACATCGAAGTGCTCTTTCCGGAAGCCACTCAGCTTACTGCAGCGCCCGAGTTCTTTGCTCGCCGCATGGAGTGGGTCAATGGTGTCCTTTCTGGAGCCCGAAAGACTCCTTTCAGTCGAATCAAGACTGCCACGGCCGACCTCACGTTTGAGGAAGCTCGTGCGAAGGGTTACATTAAGGGCAATCTGAAGAAGGAAGAGTTCTTCGGCACGTCTCGTCGTGTTACGACTCCTCAGACCATTTACAAGAAGCAGAAGTTGGACCGTGATGACATCATTGACATCACTGACTTCGACGTTGTCTCATGGATGAAGGGTGAGATGCGTGTGATGCTCGACGAGGAAATTGCTCGTGCGATCATGCTTGGTGATGGACGTGAGGTCGACGACGAAGACAAGATTAATGAGACTAATATCCGACCGATTGCTACGGATGATGATTTCTATACGATTACCGTTAATGTGAACATCGAAGACGCAAGCTCTTCGGTTCAGGAAATTGTTGACGCTGTCGTTCTGAATCGTCAGTTCTACCGTGGTACTGGAACTCCTACATTTTACACGACAGAGACGTATATTGCTCGATTCCTTCTTTTGAAGGATACTCTTGGACGTCGTATTTACACGTCACTGGATCAGTTGGCTGCAGAGCTTCGAGTTGCTGCTGTTGTTCCTGTGGAAATCATGAATGATTACCCAGACATCATTGGCGTTATTGTCAATATGGCTGACTATGCTATTGGCGCCGACAAGGGTGGTCAGGTTTCCCTGTTCGACGACTTTGACATTGACTACAACCAGTACAAGTATCTGATTGAGACTCGTATTTCTGGAGCATTGACTCGTCCGAAGTCGGCAATGGTTGTCATGAAGACTGCCTCTGGCGACGTTCTTCTTGCTGCACCGACTGCTCCTACATTTGACGAAGAAACTGGCGTTATCACGCTTCCGACTTCCACTAACTACACGTGGGAGGACAGCGAGGGTAATACTCTTACTGACGGCGCACAATCTGCGCTCGGCGAGGGTGACTCCCTGACTGTTGTGGCAGTGGCAAACTCCGGCTACTTCTTCGCTACCAGCGAGAATGACACCTGGACGTTCACTCGCCCGTAACCCAAAGGAGTTAAGATGAGATTCTTTGGAGAAGTTGGTTACGGCGAATCCATAGAAGATCCATCTGACTCTGGTGTATGGGTTGATACTATTACTGAAGCTGAATATTTTGGAGACGTTATTCGGAATACAAGAAAATTGGACTCTGGCGATAGTCTCAACGACGATATAAATGTAAGTAATTCAATAAGTATCGTCGCTGATGACTTCGCTAATGATCATTTCTTCAAAATTAAATATGTGCGATGGTTGGGGGTTCTGTGGACAGTCACAGATGTGGAAGTCAAGAGCCCCCGACTCATCCTTAGTCTTGGGAGTGTTTACAATGGCCCCACGGCTTGAGCTTCAGGCTCTTTTAGTCGACATCACCGATCATGTGTATTTTCAACCACCACCTTCTATTAAGATGGAATATCCATGTATCGTCTATAACAGAGAGTTCGAAGAAACACGGTATGCAAACGATAAACCATATTCACGCACGAAGCGCTATCAAATAACTGTAATTGATAGAAATCCAGATAGCGATATTCCAGATAAAATCGCTGAATTACCGTTATGTTCATATGATCGGTTTTATACAACTGAGAACCTCAATCATGATGTTTTCAAACTTTTCTTTTAGGAGGAAACAATGGCAACACTCGTTTGGGATCAGGTCGGAGAACGTCTTTACGAGACCGGTATTGACCACGGTGTTCTTTACGTGCCTGACGAAGACGGAGTATATGCTACTGGCGTTGCTTGGAATGGTCTCACTAGTGTTTCTGAAAGCCCTAGTGGAGCTGAGGCAACTGCTCAGTATGCGGACAACATTAAGTACCTGAACCTGATCTCTGTTGAGGAGTTCAGCGCTACACTCGAAGCATTTACGTACCCCGACGAGTTCGCTCAGTTTGACGGTCTTGTCGTTCCGGTCGCAGGTGTTGTCGTTGGTCAGCAGCCCAGGAAGATCTTTGGTCTGTCTTACCGTACCCGTTTGGGTAACGACGTCGAGGGTGATGAGTACGGTTACAAGCTTCACCTTGTTTATGGGTGTAACGCAAGCCCGTCGGAAAAGGCATACAGCACTATCAATGACTCCCCGGAAGCTATTAACTTTAGCTGGGAAGTTACAACGACTCCTGTCCCAGTTACAGGGTACAAGCCTACTTCCCTTATCGTCATTGACTCAAGTGTTGTGGACGAAGATGCCCTTGGTGATTTGGAAGATCTTCTGTATGGTGTAGATGCTACTCCAGCAGCTCTTCCGACTCCGGATGAGGTCATCGCTCTGTTTGCTCCTTAATAGGAGGATTAAGAATGCTCAAACTTATTATTCCTGGAGACGAATGGTTTAATGAAGAAACAGAGACTTTTGAAACTGTTGGAGACATTGAATTAGAGCTAGAGCATTCTTTGTTGTCGCTGTCAAAATGGGAGTCAAAATTCAAAAAGCCTTTCTTGAGTTCTGATGGTAAAACTATTGATGAGACTCTTGATTACATAGAGGCCATGATTATCTCTCCAATTTTCCCCGTTGACATTTTTCATAGACTAGACCAAGACTCTATCCGTAAAATTAATGAGTATATCGAATCAACAGAGTCCGCTACTACTTTTGGTTTAATGCCAGAACGTAAGGGTCGAGGCGAAGTTATTACTTCTGAGCTAATATACTATTGGATGGTTGCCTTTCAGATTCCCTTTGAATGCGAATCTTGGCATTTGAACAGACTTTTTTCTTTGATTCGAATTTGTAACATCAAGAATTCGAAACCAAAGAGAATGTCTAGGAGAGAAATTTCAGATAGAAATCGTGATCTTAATGCTCAAAGACGAGCGAAGCATAACTCGACCGGTTGATTGGAGGTGATATGGCCACACTCGTTTGGGATCAAGTGGGCGATCGCTTGTATGAAATTGGTGTTAGTAAGGGCGTCCTTTATCAAGACGATGGTATTGGTGTCCCATGGAATGGTCTAATCTCTGTCGAGGAAAGTATTGATAATGAAGTAGAGCCAGTTCACTTTGATGGTATTAAATTCAATGACATTGTGACTATTGGTGACTTCAGTGCTGTTCTACGTGCTTTTACATACCCAGACGAATTTGATTATTACCAAGGAGTTATGGAAACCCAAGATGGTTTCTTTGTTACCAATCAACCATTAAGTAAGTTTGGGCTTTCATATCGAACAGAAATTGGTAATGATATCTCCGGGGCAGATCTTGGGTATAAAATCCACCTTCTATATAATTTGACTGCTATTCCATCTCCAATAACTCATCAATCACTTTCTGAGGATATTGATCCAATTGAGTTTGAATGGACAATCTCAGCGATTCCAGAGGAGATTGAGAATTATCGTTCTACTGCACATGTTATTTTTGATAGTCGTAAACTTGATCCTCAACTTCTCATAGATCTTGAGAGTATTCTATACGGCGATGATGAAAACGAACCGCATCTTCCTTCTCTCAAAGGTTTGTCTGCGTTTGTTAGAAAGTGGAATCGTCTCATCATTACAAATAATGGCGATGGTACATGGACAGCCACTTCTAATGAGCCTGGTGTTATCATCATGCTTGACTCCATCACTTTTGAAATTACTTCAGATACTGCAGTATTTCTTGATGCAGATAGCTATGAAATTAGCAGTACCGATAAGAATGAGGAGGATGTGTAATGGCGACCATTACTGGTTTGACGGCCGAAAGAATGCAAGAAATTATTGACTCTACAATTGTTGACGCCGAAATTGTTGGCGACAATCTTATTCTAGAGAAGTATGATGCCACGACTATTGACGCCGGAGATGTTCGTGGCCCTCAGGGAGTTCCAGGGGCAACCTTCACGGTTTGTACTAGTACTACTAGACCACTTGGCCTAGGGGTTCCAGATGAAGGTCTTGCTATTTACGAAACAGATACTAATAGAATGTATGTTTGGAATGGTACTGCTTGGGTTTTGCTTTCTACATATTTCACATTTGCTAATGCTGCCGCAAGAACTGCTCATATTATTACGCCATTAGAAGGACAAGCTACTTATCTCCAAGATGTTGATACATTTGAAATTTATCAGGGAACAGCTTGGCGCAAACCATGGAACATGCCGTGGGGAGAAATTGGTTATACTGAAATCGCCGCAAATAATTTTGGAACCGGTCTAGCCGCTGTTGATCTTATGAGTGTAGTTTTCACTACACCTGGTAATCGTAAAATCAAGGTTACTGGTGACGTTCAATGCTCTCATGTAGGTGGAGACGGAACAGCAACTTTGTATATTCGTACTGCTGTTAATGCTATCCTCAATCAACGTGGTCTTTATGTTGCTGGAAACGGTCTTGCTTTTCCTCTTCATGTAGAAAAAAGATATACCCCAGCTGCTGCCACAATCACACTTAAACTATCCATCAATACCAGCACTAATACTGTTGATGTGCAGGCAAGTTCTTCTCGGCCTTCATATATTTTGGTTGAAGACATGGGTCCGTCTGGTACGGCGCCATAAAGGAGTAAATATGCCTGATCTATGGCTCCCAGGAGCTACACATGTTATGGGTGCTAACTCTGAATTTAATTCTGGTGTTAATCGTCTACAAAATCATGTGGCTCACTTTACTGTTGGATCTGATTCCCGCAATATTGGTAGGGCTGGGTATTTTCATTTTCTTGTGCACCGATCCGAAGAGCGTGAAAAAGGTTGTACTCAATATGCGCCTTTTAGCGCTGCTACTTGGCACGCTGGTGAAAGTTCAGCACTCCCAGATGCTAATCAGAGGGGCCCAGGGACTGAGTACGAACGCCTAGTAGAAGGTGGAGATCCAGACGGTGATGATATTGTCGACGCCGAAAGGTTGACAGACAATATGATTTACTGGGGGAATCGCATTATTGAGTTTAGTTTGGAGTGGGGCATTCCAGCAGACCTCTACAAGGGCCCTCGTTTGAGCCCTATGGTGAGGGATTGGTATGGATGGATCAACCACGCCGATATCGATAAGGATCGTCATGATGGACTCACTGACCTAGAATGGGATCAAGTCGTACAGGGCGTTCGTAAGCCTGTCCAAAAGAAGAAGGGTAATGATATGATCGTAGTTGCAAATCAAATTGAAGCTGGTCGTCCTGATGCTGGGCGAGTTCTAGAAGTTCTTTATTCAGAGGTTTCTGGTGTTGAGTGTGGGCGAGTTGTAGAAGAAATTGGGGTCTATGGTCTAGGACCAATCGCTTCGTCTTGGATCCAGCAGGGCGCTTCATGTAATCTGACTTCGCCTCTTGGGGCATTTGTTGTCGGAACTCGTATGTGGCAGATGGCGATCGCCAATGGCGTGGAAGCCCCAAAAGCTTAGTTAGAAGGTCCGATGATTACCGTAAGCTCTTCTGGCACGTTCAACAAGACGCATAAGTTTTTTCAGTTTATGAAAAGCACTCGTCCTTTTGATCCTCTTGATCGTTATGGACGTGAAGGTGTTCGTTTGTTGTCGAGCGCTACTCCTATTGATACTGGAGAAACCGCTAATTCTTGGAGCTATAACGTTGAGCATCGTGGTTCTCGTCATATCCTAACTTGGAGCAATGATAATGTAGAAGACGGCGTTAACATTGCCGTTATTATTCAATACGGTCACGGTACAGGCACGGGTGGTTATGTACAAGGAATTGACTATATCAACCCAGCGCTTCGTCCTTTGTTTGATAAACTAGTTGAAGATGTTTGGAGGGAGGTGGCAAATGGCTAGTGTAGACGATCGCATTGTACGAATTGAATTTGATAACTCTTCGTTCGAGAAGAAGCTTGACGCTACCATGAAGAGCCTTGCCAATCTCGAAAAATCTCTTCAATTTAAGGGAGCCACACAAGGGTTTAGTGATATCAATGCTGCTGCTAATAAAGTTGATATGAGTCATATTAGCGCTGGCATTGAAGGTGTGAGCAAGAAATTTCTAGCTCTCAGTACGATTGCTATTACTGCTCTTGCCACCATTACCCAAGCCGCTATTCGCACCGGTACTCAGTTGATCAAGTCCTTGACGATTGATCCAATTCTTGCTGGTTTTCAAGAGTTTGAAACTAACCTTAACTCGATTCAAACTATTTTGGCTAACACCGCCAGCAAGGGCACTACTCTAGATCAGGTCAACGACGCTCTTCAGAAGTTGAATGTATATTCTGACCAGACCATCTTCAACTTCGGAGAGATGGCTAGGAATATCGGTACGTTCACCGCTGCAGGTGTTGATCTACAGACTTCAGTTGACTCCATCAAGGGTATCGCTAACCTGGCCGCTTTGTCGGGCTCAAACGCTCAACAAGCCGCTTCGGCTATGTATCAGTTGTCGCAGGCAATTGCTACTGGTTCTCTGAAGTTGATCGACTGGAACTCGGTCGTCAACGCTGGTATGGGTGGCGAGGTCTTCAAGAACGCTTTGTTCCAGACCGCCAAAGCTATGCATACTATTACTGATATTCCTATGGATACAACTCTTAAGCAGTGGGAGGACGCCGGTAATTCTTTCCGTGACAGTCTTCAAGACGGATGGATTACTGCAGAAGTTTTAACCACCACTCTTCAGGGTTTCACTGGGGATATGACAGAGGAAATGCTTCTTCAGAAGGGCTTCAGCGAACAGCAAGCCCGAGATATTTTGAAGACAGCACAAATTGCTAAGGCAGCAGCTACTGAAGTGAAGACGTTCACCCAGCTCATGGGCACCGTCAAGGAAGCTGTTGGGACTGGTTTTGCTGATTCATTCAGGATTCTTATTGGTAACTTCAATGAGTCGAAAACTTTGTTCACTGGTATTAACAACGCAATCGGTGGGTTTGTTAGTAGAACTTCCGATGCTCGTAATGCTATTCTGCAACAGTTCAAAGATCTTGGCGGACGAGCTATTATCATCCAAGATTTGGAGAACGCCTTCAAGAACCTTGGCGCTATTTTGGCCCCAATTAGGGACGCATTTAGAAGTATTTTTCCTCCGATTACGGCCGAAACTTTGCTTAATTTGACTGGTATGTTCACACGATTTGTGAACTCGCTGGCACCTTTGCCGGATACAGTTGAGAAGCTTCGTCATATTTTTGCTGGTTTCTTTGCTGCCCTGAGCATCGGTTGGACTATCCTCAAGGAAGGCGTTGGATTCCTCAAGGATTTGGCCAAGCAACTTTTGGGGATTATTAGTCCTGAGGCAACAGATTTTCTTGTTACTCTTGCTGATAAGATTGTAGAACTTAGAGACGCTCTTGTCAAAGGTGAGGGTATTAAGAAGTTCTTTGATGGATTGGCTCGAGCCGTCCAAGTGCCACTAGATGTCCTGAGGACATTGAAGGCGTTCATTGGTGGCATCTTCAGCTCATTCAACAAGGAAGATCTTGAGGCCGTCGAAGATGGTTTCGGTCGTCTTGCTGCTCGTTTCGACACAGTTAAGGCTGCTTTCGAAAAAGTGGCTAGTCTTTGGGAGCCTTTCCATAATTTCCTCGTGAAGGTTAAGGAAATTCTTGATAATGTTTGGGAAGCAATTCGGAGCTTCTTTGAGGATCTCGGTCCTAGAATTGCTAAGTTCCTAGATAAGGCAGACTTCAACGAGGTTCTTGACGTAATCAATACTGGTCTTCTTGGCGCCATTACTCTATTGATTGGTAAGTTCCTCAGTAATGGATTTAACGTCAACATCACCAGCGCTATCGATCTAGGTGGCGGACTACTCAGGACGCTTAACCGAACGTTCGGAGAATTGACTAATACTCTGAAGGCTATGCAAACTCAAATTAAGGCGCAGGCGCTTCTCAAGATTGCTGCAGCAATTGGTATCTTGACCGCTTCCGTTCTTGTTTTGTCGTTGATTGATTCTGAAGCATTGTCGAAGGCTCTTGCTGCTATGGCCATAGGTTTTGGTCAGTTGATGGGGGCTTTTGCGATTCTTTCGAAGTTGATGCTTGACCCGAAGAGTGCCGCCAGCTTCACCATTCTGTCTACTGGTATGATTCTTATTGCTACAGCCCTTTTGATTCTAAGCTTGGCAGTACGATCATTCGCCACCCTTGATGCAGAAGAGCTTGCTATTGGTTTGGCTGGAGTTACAGGTGCTCTTGGTATCCTTATTGTCACCTCAAAGCCATTGGCGGCGAACTCAAAGGGTATGGTAGCGGCTGGCGTTGGTGTTACTGCAATTGCCATTGCTTTGACTATTCTTGCTGGAGCTGTTAAACTATTTGGTTTGATGGACTGGGAAGAGCTTGCTAAGGGTATGGTTTCAATAGGGGTTCTTTTGGGCCTGCTTGCCGCAGCCATGAATCTTATGCCGCCGAGTCCTGTGGTCATTGCGCAAGGCGTTGCTATGATTGCTATTGCGATTGCTCTTAATATTCTAGCAGGAGCAGTAGCTATATTTGGCAGCATGGATTTGGAGACATTAGGTAAGGGTCTTGGGGCAGTTGCTGTAGGTCTTGGAATCATTGCTGGCGCTATGCAACTCATGCCGCCCACGATGGTTGCGAATGCAGCAGCCCTTGTTCTAGTTGGTATTGCTCTTAATGAAATTGGTGGAGCAATGAAGATCCTAGCGACTATGTCTTGGGAAGAAATTGCTAAGGGCTTGGTTGCTATGGCAGGAGCTTTGGGAATCATTGCTGCTGCTATGTTCGCCATGCAGAGCGCTATTCCTGGAGCAGTTGCTCTTACTATCGTTGCCTTTGCTTTGGGCGTTCTCGTTGCCGTCCTCAAGACTTTTGAACTTATTAACTTCGAAGATCTTCTGGAATCCTTGGGCAAAATGGCACTTGCATTGGGTGTTATTGCTGCGGTGGCACTCCTGTTGAGTGAAGCTATTCCAGTTATCTTGGCTCTTGGTATTGCCCTGTCTGTTCTTGGAGTAGCTTTTGCTCTGTTTGGAGCTGGTATATTCCTGATTGGAAAGGGCCTCGCTGAGATCGCAAGATCTGGAGAAGCTGCGTCAAAGAATATTGTAGCGATTCTTAGTCAAGTTGGTAAAGCCTTGCCCGCCCTTCTTTCTGGGTTTGCTAGGGGGCTTATTGATTTTGTCAAGATCATTACAGATGCTGCTCCAGTATTCGCTAAGGCTATTGGGGCTCTTCTTGAGGCAATGATCACTCAGCTCGAGAAGCTTGTGCCTAAGGTCGGCCCGCTTATTGTTCTCGCCCTCAAGGAAATCTTCCGGGTTATTCGAAGTTATGCTGCTCAGCTTATCGACCTTGGTTTCTTTATTGTCAATAAACTTCTTCAGGGTATTGAAAAGAATATTGGCCCGATTGTTCAGACTGTTGGAAATATCATTACCAATTTCCTAGCAGCCTTGAGTAAGGAAATTCCACGCATCGCAAAGGGCTTTGCCGATGTCT